ACGGTAGTTGTGAAATTAAAGTAGATACACATACTATATTTCATGAATTTCCTGATAAAGAAAAGATTTTAATAGGTGTAAAAGCTAAAATAAATATCATAATTTAAAAGCTATGAAAGAACTATTCTTTGATACAGAAACTACCGGGTTGCCACCAAAGGGATCCAAATATGATACCGATTTTAACTGTTTTCCTTATATAGTACAATTATCCTGGTTTTTTGATGGTCAATTCAATGATTTCATTATTAAACCTGATGGGTACGAAATATCGGGAGAGGTCTCTAAAATACACGGTATAACCCACGAAATGGCAATTGAAAAAGGAGTTAATATAGGTGAAGTAATCCCTTTGTTTATTAATGACTGCATGATTGCTGATAAAATTATTGGTCACAACATATACTTTGATATTTCGATCATAAAGGCCAATATTTTGAGATCATCTAACGGAGTGACACAATACTATAACGAAATAGTAGAACCTGCCTTAGATAAGTCTAAACGGGTGTGTACAATGCTGAAAACAATAAAGTTTGTCGGAGCTTGCTTTTCTGATGGTAAAAGAGGTAAATTCCCAACTTTGGAAGAACTCTATTTAAAATTATTCAATGAAGATTTTCCGGCTCATAATTCACTGGAAGATGTTAAAGCAACCAAGAGATGTTATGAAGAACTTGTAAAACTTGAAATAATCTGAAAATGGAAATAACAGGTAGGATAACTGAAATTTACAACACAGTAACCGGTATAAGTAAATCCGGTAGTGAATGGCAAAAAAGAGATTTCGTGATTGAAACGGATGATCAGTTCTCTAAAAACATATGCTTTACTGTATTTAAACATGTTGATCTTTTAGATGGTCACAGGGAAGGTGAAATTGTTAAAGTCATATTCTCAGTTGAATCACGTGAATTTAATGGAAAATGGTATCATAACGTGAATGCTTTCGGAATTTCATCCATTGAGAAGAAAGAACCTGAAATTCCATACTCTGACCCTTTTATTAGGAATTTAAATATGGATTGCCCTGAATATGATAGCAGTAAAAACAAAGAGAACATTGAAGATGATGATTTTAATGATTTACCATTTTAAACTAAAAAATTAGAATTGGAAATTTAGATAATGGAATTGTAATATTGGCAAGAATTAAATACTTGCACCAACTTCAAAATATTCTTTTTGATTTAACTGGATAAGAATTTAAAATTAAATATTAAAATTATGGATAAAAATATTATTACACCTACAATATGCGGATTTGCATTGGAAATGTTATTCAAAGATAAGAGAGAATATATTGGTGAAAAAAACGGCATATATACTTTTAAAAACCTTATTACTAATGATAAAGATTCATGTTATATTAAAGGGAATAGAATAATATGGAGAGTAGAAGAATGTTCTTTTATGAGAGGTAATGGTCGGTGGAGAGATAATGATAAAGACGAAATTATCACTTTTAATATGAAAGATGATAAAGTAACAATAACCATAAAAGAGAATGATTTTACTGAATCAAAAACATTTAAACTTTGATTGATAAAATTATTTTGAAAAAAAAGTTAATAGATATTGTCTATGTAATTATTTTTTTTCTACATTTGTGTCATGATAGAAAAATATTATATACAAAAAACATTTAAAAACATTATTTCTGACAGAGGTCAGAGTGATATTTTTCTTTCATATTTAAAAACATTTAAACCTCGTTTGAGCAATCAGACGGGGTTTTTATGTTTAAACATGTTGTTAAGGTTAAGTTCGATATCTTTTCCTGCCTCATCCGAGCGAGGCTTAAAAGAAGGGAGTACCAGTATGGCTGTATCAGAGAGGGTAAAGTGCCGGCAACATTTGGTCATGACCGGCGACCTGATGACAAATTTTTGTTTCCCTCTACTGAAATCAGGCACTAAGAGTGCACGGTTAGGGATAACGTCCCATACATTGGTGTCTGACATGAAATTTCGGTGAAAGTTAAGCAATAATTATTGTTTTTACTAATTTTTATTCTAAAAAATAAATTTCATGGGATCGAAGATATAACATCAGGGATAAAGACCACCTATGCCTATAAGTGAAAAAGATCTGAAAAATTAACAATTTTTGCTTTCAATTAATTTTATCTATAACTTTGCATCATATATAGATTTTATCTATGGCAAAGCTATCAACAGAAGAAATTAAGAAATTAAAGGTTGCAAAAATTAAATGTGAAGAATCATTACTTTTCTTTACCCGGTATTTCTTTAAAATAATCCATAAAAGAAAGTTTGTAGTTGGCGATCATCATAAAATAATTTGTGAAGCATTGGAAAGAGTAATGCGTGGAGAATGTAAAAGGTTAATAATTAACATTTCACCACGTTTTGGAAAGACGGAATTAGCTGTAATAAATTTCATTTCATATGCTTTAGCCCTTAATCCTTCCGCAAATTTCATGCACTTATCTTATTCCGATGATCTTGTTTTAGATAATTCAGAGAAAATAAGGGAGATTATAGAATCACCTGAATATAAACAACTATTCGGTAATGTAACCCTAAAGAAAGATTCAAAAGCTAAAAAGAAGTGGAAAACTGATGCTGGCGGAAGTTTATATGTAGCTTCTGCGGCTGGTCAGGTTACAGGATTTGGAGCTGGGAAGGTTGATTTAGAAGAAGAAGATTTAATTGAAGATATAATTGAAAATAATGAAGTCATTGATGATTTTATTTCAAGAATTGATGATAAAAAAGGATTTAATGGTGCTATTATACTTGATGATCCTATAAAACCGGAAGATGCTGATTATACAACAAGGAGAGATAAGGTTAATCAAAGATTTGACTCTACTATCCGTAACCGTGTTAATAGCCGTAATACTCCAATTATTATTATTATGCAGCTTCTTCACCCGGAAGATCTTTGTGGTTATCTTTTAGAACAGGAACCAGATGAATGGGAAGTAATAAAATTACCTGTAATATGGGATGAAAACTCAATAAAAATAGCACATAAATATGTTCCTGCCTTATCGCAAATTAAAGTAGGAATGCCACTTTGGCCTTTTAAGATGAATCTTGAAGAAATAGAGAAGGAACGTAAAAAAGCAAGATTAAAAGGATCAACGTATTTTGAAACTCAATTTATGCAGGATCCACAACCTAAAGAAGGTCTGTGTTTTGCTAAAAAAGACCTTCAATATCTGGATAATATAGGATTTGAAAATATAATGCAAATGCCAGGTATAGAAATATTCTATGGAGATACAGCAGATGAAGGTGAGGATAATTATTCAATGCCAATGGGTAAAATAATCAATGGTAAGGTTTATGTGCATGATGTTATATTCACTCGTGATAATTTAACAGCAGTTGAACCAAGAATAATAGTAAAAGTGTCTGAATATGGTCCGATTAAACTGTTTATAGAGGCTAATAACGCCGGTGCATTACATATGCGTGACCTTCGTAAAAATATACCATTATATCAAAGTTTACTATTAAGAGAAAAGAAAAGAGATAATATTAAAATAGTAAATACACAAGTTCATGGCATAAAAAATACTGCTAATAAGTTGATTAGAATAATATCACAGGAAGGATTTATAAAAGAAAGATTTGTATTTAGAGCAGAATTTGACACAAATGGAGAATATGGAAGATTTATGAAGCAAATTTGGCAATATTTAAGGAATGGCAAAGAAAAACGAGATGATGCACCCGATTCTATTGCTGGATTAGCCTATGTATCAAGGACTTTCTTTGGAACATTATTTAATTGACAAGAAAAAATTTAATAATTTGTGAATATTATATATAAAATCTATAACTTTGTTCAAACAATAGATATTATCTATGTTCGATAAACTTCGATATAAGATAGCAAGCAGTCTTGTTGGCGGAACAATTAAATCTGTTCCTAATATATCCATTATAAGAGATATTGGAGGTAGTTTATATCCAACAGCAATATTTTCAAATCTTGATAGTTATAGAGCTTTAGAAAAAGAATATAGAGAAAATCCAGTATTATCTGCTGTAATAAATAGAAAAGCTGAATATGCGTCAAATGCTATCATTAAAGTCAGAAATGTAAAAAACGGAGAAATATTTACAGATAAAGAATATCTTGAAAATAAGAATATTGATCCTATTGTTAGGAATATGTTTAAATTAAAAAACAATCCTAACCCATTACAATCCACTAAAGAATTTTTAGCTCTTAGGTCAATATTTAAAGATGTATTCGGTAATGGATACATATATGCCAATAGTGCTAATTCACGAATAACAATAAAAGATGTTGCTTTCATGTGGCATGTATGGCCTCAATGGATGAAACCAGAATTAACTGGAAAATACTTTGATCAATTGAATGAATCAGATATTATTAAGTTATGGAAGTGGGAACAGGGAACATTTAAAAAAGAATTTAATGTAGATGAAATACTTCATAGGAAAGAACCAAATATTAGATTAATAGAAAATTCAGATTTAGTTCTTGGTGAATCACGACAAATATCTATTGCATGGGCTTTAAGCAATATTAAAATAGCTTATGAAAGTAGAAATGTTATTGCAAAACACAGGGGTATGAATGCTATCATATCAAGTGATATGAAGGATGGATTTGCAGGTAGTATGCCAATGAGCGATACAGAAAAAGAAGAAGTTCAGGAAGATTTAAAAGAAAGATATGGATTTCTTCATAATCAACATCGGTGGATGGTCACGCGTCAAAATGTCAAAGTAACCCCAATTGATCAGGATGTAAGAAAACTTGGACTTTTAAATGAAATTGCTTCCGATGCCATGATTGTTGCTGAAAGATATGGTGTTCCAGAAACTCTTATTAAACTATATCAAAAAGGGGCAACATTTGAAAATCAGGATACAGCAGAACGTAGAATGTATCAAAATACAACTATACCGGAAGAAACTGATTTTTGGAACGATATAAACGTATGGCTTAAATGTCGTGAATTTGGATATGAATATCTTGTTTGTTTTGATCATATCCCTGTTTTGCAGGAAGATATGAAACAAAAGTCAGATACTAACAAGATTATAAGCGCACAATATAAAGAAATGTTTCTTGCCGGTGCTATTACTTATAATCAATGGTTACAAGCAGTTGGATTACCATTGCGGGAAGATGGAAACAGATATATTACTCAAATGAGTATGGAAGAAATTCAGAAAATTAAAGGTAATTATACGATTAATAATAGTTTAGATAAAACGAATGCTGAATAGGATGAAAATAAAAGATAAAAAAGATATTGACAAAAAAAAGTTGATTGATAAAAAACTTGCTGAGAAAGCAAAATTAGTTAATGAACAAAAAGTAATACAGAAACAAAATGATACACTGTAACGCTTTAAATAAAGAATTTATAACTAAGGAAGAGTTATTCAAAGAGCTAAAGGCTAATGAAGATAAAATCATTGCCCTTAAAAAAGCACAAAAATATGAAAGCGTAAGGAAAGGACAAATAAGTAATGGTTGCGCCTTTTTTAAGCCAGAAGAAGCTAATAAGTCTGACCTTCAAGTAAAATCAGGATATGTTTATCCTGTTATTAATACTACCAGATATATGGATAACCATGATGATGTTCATTTTGATGGTCTTTGGAAGAAAACATTAAAAGAACAGGAAGGTAGAATATTTTATGTAGCTGGGCATTCACTTAAAATTGATGACGTAATAGCATGGCCGGAAGACGTAAGGGCTTTTACTGCAATGATTGACTGGTCGATGGTAGGTAAGGAATATGAAGGTCAAACTGAGGCATTAATTTATGAAATTGAAGAATCAAAGATACAGAAACAATCTGCATTGGACGCTATAAAGCAGCGTAGAAAAGTTCAAGGATCAGTTTCTATGATTTACGTAAAAGTGATTATGGGTATTGACAGCAATGAAAAAGACTATGCAATCAACAAGTCATATTTTGATTCTCATATTGATTTGATTGTTAATAAAGACCAAGTAAAAGACCAAGGTTATTTCTTCGGTGTTGAAGAAGCCAGGATTTATAAAGAAGGTAGTTTAGTTTTGGCTGGATCAAATGATGCAACTGAAATAATTTATCCTGAAAAAGAATTGACAAAATGCGAAAACTGTAATTTTGAATTTAAGTATGATTCAATTCCTGAATCCGGAATGGGCTATGTAGGATGCCCAAATTGTAAAGAAAAAATAAATCAACACGGGAAAAAAGTTGAGCCGTTGAAAAACACTCAATTAATAAATAATCAGGAGCCGCCAGCAGGCACTCTGGAAGCAAATATTGATTACGAATTTTTAATTAAAAACATTTTTAAGAAATGAACGAAGAAGAAAAAAAAGCATTGTTACTCAAAGAAATTGAGGAAAATGTAAAAGGGATTATAGCAGATTCCCAAAAAGAATTAGCAAAGAGTGCCGATATTGAAAAAAAGATTTCAGAGTTGAATAAAAAGATTGCTGATAATCTTGATAATGATGGCATGAAGGCTTTAAAGGCTATCGCTGATGGTCTTGTAGAATCTAACAACAAAATGGCGTTGGAGCTTAAAGCATTGAAAGAAAAAGGCATGAATAAAGATGAAAAGCCAAGATCTTTCCGTGAAATCATGAAGTCTGCTATTCTGGAAAAGAAAGACGTTGTTCTTACCGAAAAGAATGATGACTACGGGAAACGTTTTTCTATGAAAGAATGGTTTACTGAAAAAGGGAACCAGAATACACCAAGTTTTGTATTGAAAGATGCAGTTGATATGCTTGAATCTTCAATTGTTCAGAACTATGTATCACAGCTTCGCTTAACGGATCTTGATCCTTTACGTGTTGGAATCCCATTGACATTATATCCACATGTTATTGATGTAATGAAGAAAAAGAGAATCAATAAGCCTAACATGGCTTTATTAGTTGTGTACTCTTATACTGATGGTACAGGGATAAAAACTGAGGGTTCTGCTTCTACAAAATCCAGCTTCTTATTCAAGACTGTTTCATTTCCGGCATTTTACATTGCAACTCATTTTACTTTGTCTGATGAAACATTAGATGATCTTGATGAAGCATTGGATGAAATCAACGCTGTTGCGCCGGATAAAGTCAATGATAAAATTGACAGTTATATACTGAGTACTGCCGGTGATGATTCTACCGCTATTGCAGGACTTTTTACCGCTAATAAGCATACTGCCTTTGACCCTTCGGAATATGCTAATTTTGCTGAAAACGCAACTATTGTTGATTTGATTGCAGCAATGAAAC